TTGGTGTGGCTGTAAAATTGATACCACCTGTTGTTGCTCCAAGTAATCCTGTGATTTCAAGAGTTGATGTATCGAATGTTTCAACAAGAATACCTGCATTTAACTGTATATTTTTAAACGTATCCTCTGGAATCTTAGTAAATCTCATCTTTTACCCTCCAAATATTCAACTTCAATGTTTACTATAATTCGTCTTATGGTGTCATCTGGGTCTCCCATCCTCTGTTGGAATGGATTTCCTTTCTTAATCCACAACACACCACCATCATATGACACCATCTGACCGCCCTCAGACAGCCGAGAATCAATTTCATGAGCAATAGTGGTAATTCTCTCCCATCCTCTGTTTCTGTCCCAAACAGAGCCATATAAGGACGTAAGAGTGCCAAACTCATTTACTGTGACATCATATGTGATTCTTGGGAATGGTTCTAACCCCATTTCCTTCATCTCGCTATCGGTTGGTACTGTTGTATTGTCGAATGCAGGAATCCCAAATGATTTCCAAAACGCATTCAATGCTTGTTCCTTATTCATTTGGTAACTCCCATTCTTCCGCTGAAACATTCCTCATATCAAGTGTTGCGCTTGCAGGTGTGTATAAATCATCCCCATCTGATGTAATTCGGAATATCTTTCCATCCCTTACTCTTCTGAGAACATCATGATATTGTAAGTTTATATTTTTCTTTGTGGTCAACGTATAGACCGATGACACCCCCTGCGCATCTGCAACCTTTGCATCAATAGAGTTATTGAATTGAACAGCACATTTAATCCTTGCTCCCTCTTCGTATCTTGGAACAAGTCCACCATATCCATCTTCAACCATCCTCTTATCAATGATTATGAATGTCTCCATAGCCTCATCTAATAGACTCATAGTTTCTTGTACCTCCCTAATCTATCAGCAAATACTGATTGCCAAGTTGGTACTGATGATGTTCCTCCACTTGCTTTGGTATATGAATATCCACCAAAACTTTCACTCTGGAATGGTGACATATTTGGGGAATCAACCCCTGCATATTTCTCATTCCACATCTTAATTTCAGCAATCAGATTCCTTACATCGTTCGGAACAGCCATCAGCCAGATTGCACCTTCAAAGGTTTCATCTGTCAATTCATCTGAGCCATACTTATAGACACCATCATTTAAGGCACTTCCTATTATTCTATAGAACTGACCTGTTGCTATCTTGTAATCACCTACTAATGTTCCATCTTCAATTGTAAACTTCCCATAGTATTTAGGTTGATTCCTATCAAACCAATTCCTCAAATATTGAAATACCTCTGTCATATCCACCTCTAATTATAGCAGGGGAAAACATCCCCTGCTTTTATATCATTATCCTTCGGCTTCGTTATAAGTGAAATCAAGGTTGAAATACTGCGCTCTTTCTCCCTTACCATCGCTCTGAATCATCACGAATCTCTGATTAAGTGATGGAGTAACTTTGAACACACCATTTCTATCTGTATCATCTATACATTCAATAAGTCCACTTCCTACGCTTGGAACTAATCCAACCTTAAGACTTGTTATGCCTTCGGCAGGTTCTCCCCATTTAAGCGCACAGAAATAACCATCTCCTGCAAGCCATCCTGTTTCTGCAAGTCCACCTTCAATGAAGTTAAGTGTTCCGCTTATAGTTTTCCCACTAACTTCTACGTTGCTCTGAAGGTCTCCTGCTGTTTTGTCCGTCCAAGGAAAGGTAGTCTCATCGCTCTCGGACTCAAGCGAGAGACCTGTTATTCCCCCTCATTCACCGTAATAACAGCAATACCATCAAGATATTCTGCCCAGAGTTTCATTCCCATAAGGGCAAATGACTCTCCAACTGCTGTCTTGTAATTGCCCTCTACATGGAATCCGATGAGGTTTGTAACACCATCTGTTCTATATACAAGTCCTGCCTTTGCATAATCTGAATCAGCAGGGTCTGTGTAATAAAGGTCAATGTTTTCAGCAGGGCAAGCAATTACCTTGCCACTTGGAATTTCTGACGAAAGAATCATTGTGCTTGCGCCCATGTAATCCTTTACATACTGCATTCCGAATGCTGTCTGAAGAGATACTTCAGATGCTCCCAGATACTGATAAGCATCAAGTGTATTTACGAATACAACAACCTCTGTTACATTCTTACGCATCTTCTTGAACTTATCGATAACCTTACCTATTGCCATTGCAACAGCCATCTGGAATGATTCATATGAATCAGTAAGCTGTCCTGTCTGAAGGAAGGTATAGAATGAATCAAGAACCTTGCCCTGTAACTCATTAAGGAATGCTTCATCTGTCTTCTGAATCGCAATATCTGCGCCATACTTATTGATAGACTCGATTGAAACACCCTTTGCATATTTTTCAACAGTAATGTCTTCCTTGAATGCCTCTTCAACAGTTGCCTGTGAATATGGAATTTCCACACCTTCGCCAACTGAATCCTCAAGTTCAACCGATGCAGTATAGGATGCAAGCTGTGTTCCATTTGCCTTCTTAATAGGTCTCATGATTCCAAGGATTTCTCTTAATGAATCCCAATTATCTGCAAATCTTGTGACGAAATCAATTTCTCTTGCTTCTACATCATAATTTGATGTAGTTGTTGTGTTTTCTTTAGTAGGCATATTTTTTCCCTCCTATTTTCTGAATAATTCAATATTTTCCTTGATTGCCTTCTGTCTCTCGGATGTATCTTTGATTTTTAAGATATCATCCCTCGTTATGGTCTTCCCTCCTGTGTTAGCAGGTGGATTTTCTGTGTTTGCTCCCTGTACATCTGCGGTCTGTATGAAATCGCTCCACTCATCCTTGATGCCATTCAGAAGTTCATCTTTGTTCTTGATGTTTCCATCATCATCAAACTCAATAGAATCAATATCAGATACCCTAAGAACAGATTCTATCCTCTTATCAGATATGCCTGCCTCTTTCAGAAGTTCCTTGTATGCTTTCGACTTTCTGTCTTTTGTAGCCTTTTCCTCGATACCCTTCTTGTATTCTTTGTATTCTTCCTTGAGCATCTCATACTTGGTCTTGTATTTGTTTTCAGACTCATCGCTAGTGGCATCCTTGAGGTCTTTCTGTGCTTTCTCAAGCTGTTTCTGAAGGTCTTCGGCTTTCTGTGCCTGTGCCTTATAAGTGTCTCTCTCTTCTCGCAAAGCCTCGATTGATGTGGTATGTCCTTCAATGATTTCATTGACAGCCTCCTTCATATGTTCGCTGTCAACACCTGCCTTGGACAGGATTTCCTTTACATTCGCATTTGTAAGTGCCATAATATTCTCTTCCTTTCTTTCGGTGACTTTCTGCGCCATTCAGATATATTGTTAGTATCGTTCTGTGATACCCCTATATTTTGTAATATATCAAAACTTTTTTGTTATGTCCACTAATTTTTCAAGCCATCCTCAAATATAGTTCTATATTCATCCAGATGTCCTTGCACAGCATTTCTGAGGAATGGTCTTTCTGCCATCCTTGATGTTCCCATCTCGACATATGGAGCATATTCCACATCTGTTCCAATATAAGCATATGTTCCATCATCTGCATGGCTGATGCTGTTTCTCAAATTTCCTGTGTCGATTGCGCCAAGGGATGTTATCTCAAATTTGGCATTATTCTCCCCTGCCTGTCCAAGTGTTTCCAATATTGTGGGCATCTTTGACTTTATTTCTGCCAATAACTCTTCGGAATGGTCTTCAACTTTTATTTCGCTAATCATCATGACCTTTTCATCCTCCTATAATCATTGATATACTTCTGTCTCATTGCCTTTCCTTGTTCTTCCTGCTTGGTTATCTTGTCTGATTTAATATCTTTTGATTCTTTCCACTCGGAATATGTCATATCCCCTAATCTGTCATCAATATCAAAGTCAGTAATTTGTTTATCAAAACCATCAAATACCGTTACCATTGTGCATCTGCAATTGTAAACCATTTCTGGCTCTGCTGATGGGTCGGCAGGATAATCAATCCTATATCCCTCAACCTCAAATGGTTCATCGATATATTGCCTCTGTCCATCCAACATCCTATGCTCATGTCTTGTTCTGTCATCAATAGTGGCTAACCATTGC